GAGGCGAGCGTAAACCGACAAGCGAGCCTATGATGTAATCGGAGTAAGCGACCCAACCCTGGAAAAATGTGACCTTGCCGTGCTCACCCATGATTTCATCGTTGCGCAACATCGCTTCAGCCTTGTATTTGGCTTCGATGAGCACCTGGAGTACGCACCCGAATTGCCGGTCGTTGATCTCGCGTAAAACTTGCGGCACCTCTTCGGACGGCAGTTCCGGCGTTTCCACTATCCGAACCACCGGCACCAGAATATTACTTTTTGCTCGCACTTAGACGTGTCGCCACTGGAGCGACGGCAATCTGGCTCGCCGGCTTGCGGAGCGGAGGCACCCAGGTCACAAATGGGTTTGAAATTATCTGATCGCCTTGAATCGGCTCGGTGCAGTCGATATCGGCCCGATACCACCAACGGAACGGATAAAGCAATGTGCCTTTGATCGGCATCAAGTGACGGTAAAAGGCGCGGCGGCACTGGTCTGAGTATCCGGATTGCGCACGGTGAGGTTGAGTGTCCCGGCAGCGGCAAGTTCGGCAGCGGGAATAGTCGCGCCCAATTCCGTTGCGCTGGTAAAGGTCGTCGCCAGATCGCCCGCACCGGTTGCCACTGTCGATCCCTCAACAAACCCGGTCCCGGCTATGGCGAGAGGCGTATCCGCTGCGCCGGCTGTTGCGGTATCAGGTGTAAGCGAGGTGATAACCGGGGCTGCTGCCGGCGTGTTGCTCCCAGCCAGATCGACCAGTGATTTGCACCAGTTCTGAAAACCTTGATCTCCTCGCCAACTGTTTGGACAACTGGCGAGCAAGTTTTTAAGCTCTTCGTCGGTTACCTCTTCAAAAGGAACTGTCAGTTTAGCCATCTTTTTTCTCCTGGATCGATATCAGTCTAGGTAAAGATTCAGTGCGTTGCTGATGGCGCCAGTGCCGTTGACTGCACTCAGTTGAACCAACGAGCCGGATGTAGGGATCGACGCTGCTGGGATCACCGCAGTTAATGAGGTTGAGGTAGGTGTAGGATTCGGCGTTATTTGGGTGGCGATAATCTGGACTTTGACAGTCGCTGGGTCGAATCCGGTCCCGGTCAGAGTCACTGTCGCATTGGCATTGGCCGGAACATGGCTGGGTTGCACCTTGGTCAGGGTCGGAGGACTGGTTTGCGGCACGCTGCCCAGTCCGCCATTGTAAATACTGGTCACCCAGTTGAGCATCCCTGTATCACCTTGCCACGTCCTGGGACAGGTCAGCATCAGATTAGCCAGGCTAGGGTTTGACAACGGTTCGGGTTCCAGAGTCGCAGGACCAACTGTCATTTCCTCGCCCGCTATTGGGCTCAAAAGAGTTTCTTCGCTCATCGTCGTTTGGGCTTGATATGAAGCTCGGTAGTCGGGTGTTTGCCTACGCTCACCTTCCCGGATGAGTGTTTCGGCATACTTGAGAGTTCGCTTGTCGGATGCGCTTCTTTCTGCGCCGGTTGCACTCGCGGGCCTTGAGTGCCTTGTTGAAACTGCGGAGGATTCTCCGGTAATTCATCGGGCTCCAGCGGTTTACCTGGATGCGCCGGTTCGGTGTTGTAGTCTGATTCGTCCATAGATTTTTACCTCGCGTTCCTAGCCTCCTCCACCAGCCTGCCCGTAGGTTCCGCCACCCATAAGCTGACTTTGAGGTTGCGGCGGCGGTGCCGGCGCGGGCCCGGTGCCGCTGAGCGCCTGAGTCGGTCCCGGCGCAACGCCAAGCCGCCCGGTGATCGCGTTCTGTTGTTGGACAACCTGCTGCTGCAAGTTCTGCGCTCGGCGCTGCAACAGTTCCAAGGAAATCGGGTTCTGGCGCAGCGCGTTGATATAACCAGGCTGCTGAATCGTGTTCTGAATCACCTGCAAACGCAACTGCGCGTTCTGCCCGCCTGTGTACATTGGCGGCTCTATGCCGTCCGCTATCTTGGAGAGCTGCGCCTGCTCGTCGTTGATCTCCTGCTGAGTCACCTGGGCTTGAGGCTGAATGAGTTGCCGCGCAAGTGCCGGGTCAAGCGCTCGCGCCGCGTACATAGTCAGGCCGGCCCGATCTAGCACACCCGCCGCGTCAGTCGAGACCAGCATCTGCTGAATCAACTGCAGCTTCTGCAGGACAAACTCCTGGTTAAGGTCTTTCGCGTCGTACTCAAGCACCAGGTTCAAATTGCGCTGAATACTTTTGCGGTCTCTGGGCGGGACAGCAGCCGGATCGCCCGCGGCAGTTACCCAATCCTCATCGGGCAAATACTGCATGCAAAGCTGGTAAATCATCACGTGAACCTGGCGCAATTCGGAAAGCCACGAGTCGATCAATCGCTGCTGCTTGCGCAAAACTTTGTTCGGATCGACCCCCTCCATGTTGCGCCCGAAATAGTTCGCCACATCCTGCCGGATGCTCATCTCGGTCTGATAAGTCGTCTGATCAATCGGCGGCGGCGGCAACCAGCTCAATTCCCCCGGACGCATCACGCCAAGCTGCGCTCTGGGGCCAAGTTTGTACTGTTGTTTGCCGCGACCCAAAGGCACCTGCAACGGCGGCAGCGTACACAAAGCCGTGCGGTCGTTGCGGGAATCTTTCTGCAGCTTGATCTCGGCTTGCGCCGTCATCGCGATATCGCCTATGCCGCGACTCTCCAGTGCGCTGCGCGAACGCTTCTCACGCTCGCACAGAACAAACGGATATTTGCCGTGCAGATATGGCAGGGGCAATTCCCTGCCAAGCAACTCGAAGTTCGGATGAAAGATATTGACTAGAGTCTGCCTCTGATTTTTCGAGTCAGTAGAGCGATAAAACCCGTAGTAGACCTCGCACAACTCTTTCATCTCATCGACGTAGAGCCGGTCCCTGAAACGAAAGAGCGTTTGCAACCCTAAATTGAGCAGGGCCGTGCTCCCGGCCCGCTCCAAAATCTCAGTGGTAAACTTTGGATCCCAACCTTCGTACCGGCTACGGTCAATCACCGCACTCTTGGGAATCACGTCCCGGCGCACAACCCAGGGCAACCGTTGCAGATCGTAAGTGTTGCGGAAAAAGAACACGTCCTGATAAGTCCGCAAAGCCGTTACGCACGGTCTACTCTCTTTTATATAAGGCCGGCTGTAGGAAAACTGCCCGGTCCTGGCCAGACTCATCAAGGCCTCGCCCGAATTGCGCACCGTCTGATCCTGAGTGTAGCGGGTCTCCTTAGGCGGCGGCCCGTTGCTCCTGGTCGTCGGATCGAGCGCTTCCTCAGGCGGCAGAGCGGGACTGTCAAGGTCCGGAAAATACATCGCCAACATCTGCGCGGCACCTCGCAGATCGGTGGGACTGAGCCGCTGCTGATTCTCAAGCAGATACTCCAGCATGGCCCCAAGCTGGGGATCCATCTGCGCTGCCTGCATCAAGTCAGCCATCGTGACCGTGACAATCTCGGAGTCAACGTCCATGTACCAATCGACCCCTATCACGCTCGAGCCGTAATGCTGGCGCCATTGCGCGGCCAGTTCCTTCTCCCGCTCCATTTCCTCAGCAAGAAGGTTCCGGTTCACCCAGTCTAAGACCGCTGTCGTACAGCTCGCCTGTTCCTGGTAAAGCGAGTTGGAGGGCAACGTCTGCATGTGACAGTTCTTGTCCGCCGTGCGCATCACGTCGACATCGTCCAATATCAGGTCGTCGATGAAGTAAGGCCGGATGTCGCTCGCTCCTTCCCACGGAAAAACTTCCTTCCCGGTGTTCGCGCTCCACTTGCGCCCGTCATAAGTCTGCCCGCTCCACCGGCAGTAGCGCGTGTCGTCTAAGGTCGAGATAAAACTGATGTAGCTACTGGCTTCTGTCAGCGCCCAAGTAAAAGATCGTCTGACCTCGCTGAAGTTCATAAGGCGTCAGCCCCAATCGGATCAACAAGCTGCAGACTCTTTCCCACATCCATCAACCCAGCCAGTGCCATGTAGCGCAGACAATCAATCGGGTCCTTGCACGCCCCAAGCTTGTCGTCCCGGCCTGTCCAGACTTTTAAAGCGAAGATCACCGCCTTGCACTCAGTGGAAATGTAAAGCTTGGGATCTTTACCAGATTCAGCGTCAAAATCCAATAACGAGTTAATCAGACTGATCCCTTCATCAATCGGATCCAAGGGCGCCGGCGCAAAATTGAGCTCCAACAACGCGCACTCCTCAATCACCGTCGTCGCCGCGTCATTCCTCAGGTTAGGCGTGTTCCCAAACCGCGAGTCCATCCAGCGGCACACAATCTCCTCGCGCTCTTCGTCCTCCTTGGTCTCAAGCCGCGCAATCTCACTGGCATAACGTTCTATCCCCCAGCCGTAAGAACTCTGCGCGCTCCCGGCTCGCCCGTCGGCTTTGCGCCCGTCGGCTTCCGCCCACGGCCCGGGATCACCTACCCCAGGGATGTAACTGCCTTCCGCCGGCCATTCCCGGTAGACAAAATGCCGGTCCCGCGCGTCTACCAGTACCCAGATCATAAACCAATTACGCGCACTGGCCGGGTCGCAAAACATGTAGCGGCTGCCTTGGGAAGGTATCCGAGAAGGCTCAATTACGTGCACCCCGTCGCGGAATTTTGGGAACCGCGCCAGAATCGCCTTAGTCGGTATCCCGTAAGCCCGCGTCTTGATCTCGGCCCGGGGCGCCCCGCTCAAAGTCGCCTTCATCGTCTCGTACCCGCCAAAAGGATTGTCTACCGAGTGAAAATAAACAATCGAACTCCCCTTGCGCACACACCGCTGCACCTTCGGCACCTTTTCCCCCAAAAGCTCAGCCTGGACACTGCGAATCGTCCGCGCCCCATCCAAAAATTCCTTCACCGCCGGCGTGTACCCCTCAATCGGCGTAAAGGTGATCAACAATATCCCAGCTCTGGTCACCAACCGGTATCTGAGCGTCTCAATCCAGTTGAGCGGCACTAACTCGTCGCACCAAATAACGTCGCAGTCCCCTCCCTCCACCACTGTAATGTCTTGCGCGTAGTTCCTGAACACGCACTCGCTCCCGTTAGGCAAAATAAACTTGTTCTCGCTGAACCCGTTCTTCTGCGTGTAGCTAATGTTAACCACCTGCCCCTTCTTAATCCCTTTCAATTCCGGCGGTATGTACCGGAAACAAATAGGCTGCTGCATCTCAACCGAGTTAGGCTCAGTCGTCTGCAAACACCAGCCGCGCCGTTTTTCTCCGCTCATCAATACCTCAATCACTTTGCGCCCAGCGTACTCGCTCTTGGAAGCCCGGTTCCCGCCCGTAATCAAAATTTCACGCTGCCCCTTAGCTAGCTCTTCCTCGACCAGCTCCCAAACCGCCGGCCGGTAACCGTAACGCCAGGGATCGCTGTGCTCGGACTCAATTAACTCGTTGCGCTTGAGCAAATAAGCCTCAACAGCCTCAGGGTTCGCCTGACTGTCCTCAAAAGACGGCAACGGGTACACCGGGTGCTCGAGGATTTTAATATCGCCTCCGTTTCACCGCTCCAACTCGTACCGAATCAAATTAAGCTCGTGCCGGATAGAGCGACCCTCATTGCCCTCAAACTCCTCTAACATCAACACACACGTCGCTTCCAGAAACCGCAAAACCGGCACCTCAAAGGCGATGTAGGGAGTCAATAAAACCGGCTTGCGCTCCTGCCCATTCTCACCCGGCTCCCTCACCACCTCCCCCTGCGCCTCGGACCTCTCCCCTTAAATACCCAGGGCTTAGAGTACTCAAGCTCTCCCCTTGGCTCTTCCAGCAAAAACTTCATCCCCCGCATCCATTTCCGGTTACTCCCCACATTCACTACACAGGTGCGCCGACTGGCCAACTCCATGTACTCGCAGACAATCATCCGCGGATTCGGCCCCACCCTAACCACCCGCAGCTCCCGCTCTATCCCAGGCCGCTCAGAAAGCAACTCAGGCGCTCTAAGCTCCTCCACCTCTAACGGCCCAAATCCCTTCGCCTCCTCCCGGTGCCACTTCCCGTCAGCTCCCCTCGCCTTCATCCACCTCGCCCCCTGCTTTTGCCAGGCTCCTTCTCCCCAACACTGTCCCTAGTGTCCTTGTTAAACTTCCTGTTCCCCAAATCCCGGCTCTCCCCAGCCCCCGCCACCCCGGCGTGATGCGGCGCCCTCTGAGGATTACCCCCTCGCTGCACCTTCTGCACACTCGGATCCGCCACCTCACTCCTGCTCACACTCTGTCTCTTTGCCATATTGCTTTTTACTTCCTTTCACTTCCAACTTTGTTTGTCATCTCTCTGTCTCTCTACAACAGCTTCGGCTCCTCCCTCTCCCTCACTAGCTCCAATATCGCTTCCATTACCCGCACCTCCCTCTCCGCTTGGCTCCTCTCCATCACACCCTTGACCACCTTCTTCCAATTCTCGTACCGCTTCCCCTTCAGTTCCCCACGCAAATACCTCACCATCTCCCCAATACTCACTTCCAACTCCACCCCACTACTGTACCGCAAGCCTTCAGTGCTCATCCCGCTCCATATCTCCTCTCAGTCTGCGCTATCGCCGCAAAAAACGGATACGCCTGCTGCGGCACTGCGCTGTTGCCTAACGCCTTAAGGCGGTGTGATCGATGGGAAATCCCATCAGCTCTTCCACAAAGCGGGGGTTCAGTGAGCCGGAAGCTGAAGCGTCCGTTCGAATCGCAAATTCCCGCAAATCGAT